ATAACAGGTGTCACCGGTTCTACAGGCCCACAGGGTGATCAGGGATCACCTGGTGTAACAGGTATTACAGGGCTACAGGGCGTTACAGGGCCGCAGGGTGTTACAGGGCCGCAGGGCGTTACAGGTCCACAGGGTTCTACTGGTCCAGCAGGTATAACCGGAGTCACAGGACCGGCGGGTTATGCTGTGCTCGTGATCTCCTCAGCGCAGATCACGTCGAACCAGAACGACTACTCTCCCACTGATTGGAGTACAGCGACCCACGTGCGTCTGAACACGGATGCTTCTCGTGATGTGACAGGTTTCAGCGCGACTGCTGTGATGAAGATCAAGACCATCATCAACGTCGGTTCTAACAACGTTGTGCTGAAGCATGAAGACGCCAATTCATCAGCGACTAATAGGATCTTGATTGCGGGAATGAGTGACCTGACTCTAGGCCCCAACGACGCTGTGTCTTTATTCTATGATCCCACGTCCACGCGATGGAGGGTTGCCTGATGACTTTCCTGCTCAAGCAGTTGACCGGAGGCGGTGCGGGTTCAGTCCTGGTCAAGATCCCGATCTTAGGCTTTTGTGGCGACGCTTCGGCTGCGGAAACCACGTTTACGACGATTGGTGCATTCGCTCTCGACCCGGATGACTATCCAGGCACTTACGAGTTTGAGGCTGTGATCGAGGTGACTGATACCTACACAGCCGAAGTACGCCTGTACGACGTGACAGCAGCCGCCGCTCTTTCTGGATCAACGCTTAGTACGACTTCGGACACGCCAGATATCCAGTCTGCAGCGGTTACCCCAGCTAGTGGAGCGCGTGTCTACGAGGTCCAGCTTCGGGTGACTTCTTCTGGCGGTGTGGCGGTCTGCAAGTTCGCCGTGTTGAAGGTGTCCCAGAACGCCGTGCTCGTGATCTCCCCAGCGCAGATCACGTCGAACCAGAACGACTATTCTCCGACTGATTGGAGTACAGCGACCCACGTGCGTCTGAACACGGATGCTTCTCGCGATGTGACAGGTTTCAGCGCGACTGCGGCTATGAAGATCAAGACTATCATCAACGTCGGTTCTACCGACCTAGTGCTGAAGAACGAGGATTCCAACTCATCCGCTGCGAATCGCATCACTGTACCTGGTGGTTCAGATCTGACTCTCGAAGCGGGCGATGCTGTGAATCTCTACTACGACGCCACCTCGACGCGATGGAGGTGTGTCTGATGGTCGTCCCTGAGGTGGAGCTTTGAGGTAGCATGGCTGTCGTAACTACAGGTGCAGGAGTCACCGTCTCGCTAGGGCCTGTTCTGGGTTGCTGCTGTAGGATTCGATATGGCTGACGTCACGGTGTACTTCAAGATGCGAGCGCTGGACGACACCCAGAGCTACTACGTGACCTGGGTTGTGTCTGGTTCTCCAGATCCTTCCGGAACCTACGCTCCTGAGGCGATTGACGCAGGAAGCGCGATCATAGCTGCTGTGTGGTCTGATCCTCCGACGATTATCATTCCGTCTCCCGGTGGTGGTGGTGGGATCGTGAGGGTAGCTCCGGACTCGAATGATGTGGCGATCTGGCAGCTCAATGAAGCCTCAGCTCCGTTCGCTAACTCGGGTAGCGGCGCTGCTACAGCGATGTCTGTGAGTGCAGGATCGATCACAGGAGGTGAGGGTGAAAGAGGAGAGTTCGGCACAGCGGCTCTGGTTCCGGAAACACTTTGTACGCTCGCCACTTCTACGGCAGTACCAGAGCCAACCCAAGACATCACAGTGTCTTTTTGGATCTTCTTGTTTGAGTATGTCTCATCTGGGAGCTACGGAAGAATACTGATGAAGCAGTCCGATCCAAGCTCGTGGGTAAGTCCTTACTACTCACTCGTACTCTACTTCACCGACGCCCTTGGAACCGGGAGGTCTATAGTTCGGACAGCAACAGGGAGTTCCATCGTTGAGTTCAGTTCTGGAACCGTGCCTTTGTTCCAATGGAACCACTTGGGGTTTACTTACGATGGCACAACCTCTAGGCTCTACCTGAATGGTTCTGAGATCGGGAATAATTCTGACGGTTCTGGCAACATGGATTGGACGGATCATGGATATTGGCTGATAGGGTCCCCCGTCGGACAATCTACCAATTGGATTCACGCCATGTACCAGGACATCAGAATTGCTGATGTGGTTCGTGATGCTGCTTGGTTTGAAGAAGTTTTTGCCAAAGGGTGGGGATGAGGATGACTGGACCTGTTTTAGGAATTCTTCCATAAGGCTTAAAATGATAATGTTTTTGCTGTAGATCATTGCTGATTTGCAGGCGTTTGGAATTTTGGTGGTACTTAATCATAATCTGAATTTATCCCGTTCTTTTTCTCTTACTTCGAGTTTGGTTTTTAGTCCCTGTCCTAGTCCATATTTTTTCCTACCTTGAAGCCATAGAATTAGTCCTTCTGGTTCATCAAAATCTTCAGTCCAATCATCGATAGTGCATAAATTTCTGAGTTCAGTTGGGTCTGAGGTAATATAACGATGGCAGTCCATGGAAATTAATGCCATTTTAATACAAACCGTTTTTTCTTTTATATATCCTGCGTGAGCCGCCCATTTTACATATTGACAATGGCTAAGAAATTTAAACTGGTTGTGAATTCCAAATTTCATTCCATAAATCTCCCAACCTTTTTTACCGGTGAATTCACTATTTTTAAATCGGCCGTAAAAAATTGGATCATGCTTGTTGATTTGAAATATTTTTGTCAAAGCTTCATCAGTAAAATAAGTATCTCCAAATAATATAATAGTGTAATGTTTAGTCCATAAGTTAGTACTACATAATACTTTATCAATAGCATTTACATGTTCTTGAATACCAGCAGTTACATTTACGTTTAGTTTATTTGCTAGTTCTTCAATTTGTTGATCTTGAGTAATAATCCAGATATCATCAGTATATTGGCGACATTGCTTAATGGTACGTACAAGCAATATTTCTTCTTCAATAAATGCTAATTGTTTAGGTACTCCTGTATAATTTCCCCAACGTTGTCCATCTCCTCCACATGGAATGATGACTCTCATATAGATAACTTATATTTTCTTCTTCCTCTTTGCCAATTAATTAAATCTATAGGCTTATCAAAATCTTCAGTCCAATCATCAATAGTATGAAAGTATTTAGATGTTTCACATCCTGTATAATCAAAGCTTTGATTATGAATAGAAGATAGAACAGATTTGATATAGTCAATTTTGCGCTTTGGTTGACCATTGATAATAGCTTGCCTTACTTTTTCGCAGTGATCATTAAGTAGAGAATGATCGGATGGATTGAATTTCAATGCATAGATTTCGGGACAGTCTTTTCTAGTTAATTTACTTGTATGAAAGCGTCCATAAAAAGTAATGATTTCTTTTTCCTTACAAATTATGGTTTGTATGGCTTCTTCAGTGAAGTAAGTGTCACCAAATAAAATAACTGTTGGTGAAATAATAGTCCATAATTTTCTACTGCACATTATTTTGTCAATATAAACTGGATACGAATACTTGATTCCTTGACTTAATCTGACATAGGATGGACAGATATTTTTGATTTTTGGATCTTCAGTTATGACCCAGATATCATTTGTTCCGAATTGTTTACATAGTCTAATAGTTCGTTGTAAAATGAATTCTTCATTAACAGTAACTAGTTGCTTTGGTACTCCTGTATGATTACCCCATCGTTTTCCATTTCCACCGCATGGAATGATGACTCTCATACGGTACGGTACTTATATGTTTGATTGGAAAAATACTGAAGCCATCATCCCGGCAGTGGTGTCTATCGCTGAACGAGCTGATTCTCTGCGCCAATTATTAGTGGATTTGTCTATTCAATGTCCAGGGATTAGTGCTACAGTAATACCACAATGGAAACAGAGCCCTAGATCAAATCCTAGATCAGCATTTGAATCTATCGCCAAGGGTCTTCAAGGCATGTCCAGCCCTTGGGTATTTTATATGGAGGAAGATATTAAGTTATCAACTAAATTTGGAGAATTGGTACCGGAGGTATTAAATAAAATACCTGATGAATGTGGTGCGGTTTCTTTCTTTTCCCCAAATAAAACAGAACAAAAACTGGTACGATTAAATGGATCATCATTAAATGAAGCTGGAGAACCTTTTACTTACGCGCAATGTGTGGCTATGAAATTAAAAGTAGCTTTAGCTTGGAAAAACATGATTTTACCTTGGTGGGATGCTGCTCCCTCTGGTAAAAAACGAGCTCCGGATATGGCACTAGGAGATTGCTGTAAGGATTTAGGATTGAAAATTCTTATTTATTTGCCTAATTTAGTTCAACACCGATGTATAGAATCCGGATTTGGCCATTCTAATCGTCCTAAGTCGTATACATTTATTGATGATTTGAATAATGTTTGATTGGAAAAATACTGAAGCCATTATTCCAGCGGTAGTATCTATTGCTGAACGAGCCAAATCTTTACAACAATTATTGATAGATTTATCTATTCAATGTCCAGGAATTAGTGCTACGGTAATTCCACAATGGAAAAGCAATCCTAAGGCTGATCTTAGATTAGCATTTGAATCGATTGCTAAGGGTCTTCACAAAATATCTAGCCCTTGGGTATTTTATATAGAAGAAGATATTCAATTATCTTCGAGATTTGGGGAATTAGTCCCTGATATTCTAAATAATATGGGTGATGATTGGGGTGCAGTATCTTTATTTTCTTTTAATTCAGATGATGTTCGGATGCTTAGATCCGGAATGCATTACTACAGAATAGATTTGATTTATTCACAATGTCTAGTAATGAAATTGGAAGTGGCGAAAGCTTGGGAAAAATCAATTTTACCTTGGTGGGATAATGCTCCGAAAACTAAAAAAGAGGCTATTGATGCCTCTTTTAGAGAGTGCTGTAAGAATCTTGGATTGAAGGTTTTTGTTTATCTTCCTAATTTAGTTCAACATCGGCTTCTAGCCTCTGGATTTGGTCTTTCTCATCGTCCGAAATCATATGTATTTATCGATGATCTTGACTAGAACTTTCATTTAGTAAGGTTATATCAAATTGGAGACAAACATGGCCGAACTACGTAAAATCACCATTCCCGATCTCATCAAAGTTAATGCCTTGGTTGAAGATGAAAAGGGCAATCAGAAGCGAGAAGTTCAAGATTATACTTTTTACGATTATGTTGGATATTTGATTAATACTCAAGAAGGTTTCAATAAAACTGGACCTGGGATCAGGGCTGGTGTTCGAATAATGAAAAAATTAAGTGAAGCTAAAGAGTCTGAAGATATGGTAAAATCTATTGTTATAGATGAGCCAGATTGGACTTTATTACAGGAAACTTCTGAAGAACCTCCACAGGGGTATCCATTTGGACCGACCAGACTTTTATTGTCGTTTTTGGATGCAATTAACGACGCAGAAAAGGTCTGATGAGTAACGGTGGTGGTTCCTGGGGTACTTCCTGGGGATATATCTGGGGTAGTGGAGGTGCTGTCGGTGCTTCCACTCCTTGTGGTTTTGCATTCCCAATTTATCAAATTCCATTTGGTACTGTATTAGGTCGTGCGGATCTTGATAGATTTACTGGAACCCCGGATACTGGATTTTTAACTCTCGGCACGCAAAGTCCTGGTTTAGTATATTTTTCACCGGCTTTACTTGAAGCTCGCCCGAATAATCAAATAGATATTGATAGTTTTGAAATAACTACTCGGGCTTTTGAGATCTATGCCCAACCAAATCAAGAAAATAATAGACTGTTTAGATTTGGGCCCAATAGTTTATCTCGAACTAATAATGATTTATATAGATCACAGCCCTCTGAATATACTGCTGTTGGAATATTAACTCAGACTTTACCTCCTGGACCAACTGTCGTATACGGAATATTTTAACTTTTGATTCAGAGGAATTAAAGAAATGTTTAGAAAACCTGCGAAAATAGAACGCTTCAATCCAATGAGATCAGCAGTCGTGGGTTTTGCGATGACTGCTTCAGACACGTTCCCTACTTATAAAGGTGAGATTTTCTGGGAATTAAGACATAAAGATGGTCAGATTGAGAAGGGACACTATCAGAATTTAGTTACTTTAGATGCTGGAGTTCTTCTGGCTCGTTTGATGAAGAGTCCTACTACTCCTAATGTGTCTGAGCCTGCTCATGGAGTTTTTGCATTGGCGGTCGGGACCGGGGATGTAGGTTGGGACCCTCTAAATCCTCCCCCAGCTACTAATACTCAGCGGTCTCTTTATAATGAGCTAGCTCGAAAACAAATTGCTAGTACAGATTTCATTACATCGACTGGAACCATTAGTGGTGTTCCAACCAATAAAGTAGATTTCACGACCATATTTTCTGAGTCCGAAGCGGTCGGAGCTTTGACAGAAATGGGATTGCTCTGTGGGGATGTAAATTCAAATATGGCAGTACGGAATCCTATTTTGCCTGCCAATGGAACTTACGATACTACCGTAGATGTAACTGGTAAGGATATTTTAGTTAATTATATAACGTTCCCAGTAATCAATAAGCCGGCCACGAGCACCTTACAATGGACATGGCGCTTAACTTTTTAATTAAATGTAATTTTATGAATGCATATTGATGAATTAAAGCAATATTTAAATTTAGAAAAGACTAAACAAGAATTTGGTGAACCTAAAAATAACAAATCAATAGTATATGTGATTTGTGAGGATTGCCAATTAGACAGACAAATTACAATCCAGTCACTTAAGAATAAACTTAGGTTAGATCGGGGGACTCGTTGTAATGCTTGTGGTACAAGATTTTCTTGGACAAATCCTGAAAGAAAAATTAGACAACAGCGAGTTTGGAAAGATCCGGAGTATAGAAAGAAACAATCTAAAATTAGGAAGAAACAATGGGAAAATCCTGAGTATCAGCGCAAACAAGCTACTAAGACTGAGGCACGCAAAAATGACTCTTCATATCAAGAAAGGATGTCTCGTCAGTCTAAAAAGCAATGGGAAAGGCCTGAATATCGAGAAAATCAGATAGAAATCCAAAAACAATTATGGAAAACTGAAGAGTATCGAAAAAATCAAAAAGCATTTAAGACTGAGGAATTTAAAAGAGGTCAATCTGTAAAACAGCAACAAGTATGGCAAGATCCTGAATATCGAGAAAATCAATCTGTAAAACAGCAACAAGTATGGAAAAGACCTGGATATAGGAAGCATCAATCAGCAATTCAAAGTCGAATTTGGAATAATCTAGGATATCAGGAGCGGCAGTCAAAATTACAAAAACAGGTATGGCAGAATTTTGAATATCGGAAGCATTTTGAAGAAATTTGGGGAAGTGAAGAATATCGAGAAAAATTATCTAAATCTTTAACAGAAAAATGGAAAAATCCGGAATTTAGAAAAAGAGCTTCTGAAGCTGCAAAAGAAAGGTGGAAAGATCCGGAATTAAGAGAAAAACTTTCTATTGCAATTAAAAAGATGTGGGAAAGGTCTGAATATCGGGAAAAACAATCACGGGCTCAAAAAAGAAAATGGGAAGATCCTGAGTATCTAGAAAAAATGGTACAAGCCAGGTCTTCCCAACTCGGAAGAAGATCTTCTATTGAAAAAATTACTGAACAAATTCTTGGTTTAATTGGAGTTAATTATGAAATAGAAGTTCCGATCGGTAAATATAGATTCGATTTTTACGTACCCGAACATGATTTATTCATAGAATGTCAGGGAGAATATTGGCATTCTATAGAAGGAAGACCTGCTCGAGATGCGGCCAAGTTCACTTATTTTGAAAAGGCTCAACCTGATTCTCAGATTTTATATCTTCATGAACGTGAGTTCTTAAATCCTGATTTAATAAGACGAAAATTGTTACTCTCCATGTTTGGGGACGGATTCAACTTTATTCAAAAAGAATTCAAATTTTCCGATCTGGCTATCCGTAAATTTGAACGGAAATCTAAAGAACCTCGTTTGTTCTTAAATTCATTTCATTATGCCCAATTCGGCAGGTCAGCTAAAGTAATTTACGGGGCTTATTTGGAGGATGAATTAGTTGCAGTCTGTAAATTTACTACTCCGGTTAGGAAAGAAGTTGCAACCTCGATGGACTATGCCTATTCAGAAGTCCTGGAATTAGATAGATTCTGTATTCATCCGGAATATCAAAAGAAGAATCTTGCTTCTTGGTTTATCTCTCGATGTTCCAAATTAATATTTCAAGAATATCAAATTAAATGTCTGGTGTCATTTGCTGATTCAACTTATGGACATTTCGGGACGATTTATAAGGCTGCTAATTGGGAAGAGATAGGAAAGATTCGACCTGATTATCATTATGTTAATGATGATGGGTTCATCCTACATAAGAAAACCTTATATAATCATGCAGTGAAAATGGGTAAGAAAGAGAAAGAATACGCCGAAGAATTTGGATATCGAAAGGTGTTTGGTAAAGAAAAGATTAAATTTGTGAAAAAGATTCAATTGTAATGTTAATTGTGAAGAATATGTTTAAAATTCAACGTGATTTAAATAATGGGTGGGAAAATCTGAAAACATTTGAAGAAATTTGGACTGCTGCTTTAAATTATAAAATACAGCATCCTAAAGAACGTATATTACCTAATGATAATCCGTCTAATAAATTGGTTGGATTTTCTACATCAGATTCAAATAATTGCTGGATGTGTCCAGAGGATTCACATACTGAATTTTTGCAGAAAACAATTGAAAATGTAGGTTTTATTAATCTTGAAGATTTTCGTTTAGCTACTGCAAGTGCTATTACACAAGGCATTAAGTTTGAAGATTTTGACTACGAAAACTGGCATCTTTTATGTAATGTGCATTTAACTTGAATGTATTTTTCTTCATGATAACGGCTGAAGAATACCTTAAGCATTATTGTAAAGAAAATAATATTAATTGGAATAAGCTTACTCGAGCTGAACAATTTATGTTAACTAGAAAAATTCCTTGTACTATTCGTTGTTTTAGAGTGGGTGGACCTGTCGATCTAGATGAAGATGGGACTTGTCCTGAATGTGGTGCAATTTGGTTAGCTGATGTTATGGAATCATGATTGTTGACATCCACAGGTGTCATCGGATTCCATGTAAAAATAAAGTAACTTATTATGTTAAAGTCACCTGGCCTTATCGATTTATGGATAATCAACGTATCATTGGAGTATGTAGCCAGCATAGATACACTGGAATATTTGGTGCATCTAAACATGATATTGAAGAAATTGGTAAGGAAGAAGCTTTTGTTTATGAAATCATGGAATCTTAAATGAGACGATTTCTTTTACGACGTGATAAGGATGTAACCGGAATTTCCGGTACCGGAGTGATAGCCGAAGGTGTTATATTTGATGAAAAAGGAAAACCTGGGGAAGGAAAAGTTGTGCTTCATTGGCGCACATCAACATCTTCAATAGTTATTTATGAAAGTTTGGATGGAATAAAGAAAGTTCATTGTCATAACGAAAATACTAAAATTGTTTGGATAGATTGTTGTAAAACTTGTATTCATCTACAATGGTATGACGATAAAGGTGGTCAATGTTGGGGAACTTCATGTCCTGTGTATTATGAAGACTCATGTCCTGTGTATCAATCTTCAATTCATCCTGAAATAATTGTGAAAACAGTGATGGAATCATAATTTTAGGAAAGCTGTCTTTTTGTTTTTTGTCTGCAATTAACGTGGACGGATAGGGTAAAAGCTCTCGCCCCCAAGAGCTTACCCAACACAGCCCTATCCGTCCCTTGTATTATTTTTATTGATATCTATGTCGCACTATTTTAATTCATTTGAGGAAATGTGGGATGCCATAATTGATTTTATTTCCCATAATCCAGATGCTGTAATTTTATGTAATGATGATCCGTCTTCAAGAAAAATTGGATATTGTGCATACGCTTACAATAAAATTAATACATATTGGACGATGGATGTTAAACCATATAATGCTTATATCTGTAAACATTTTAAATCGGATCAAGATGTCAATCCGACTGTATTTAATATTCGTTTGATATCAGCGGCAGCACTAAATCAAGGGATAAAACTTGAAAATTTTGATCCTGAGAATTGGCACCTGTTGTCTGATATTCATTTAACTTGACATAATTTCATTAACTTGACATAATTTGCATTTAGGATGATGCCCTACAAATAAGTCGGCTACAATTTCTTTGCATTCTGGACATGGATATGAAGTGATTACAAAACCTCCACCACTGACTATGACTTCCAATTCATTCTTATTTTTAATTACCACTACTTTAGATACATCCATTTCATAGTTGATTGATAAATCAAGAGTTCTAATTATACGATCATGGATTGTTGGAAATTCCCAGCTTTTGGGTACTATAATATCATTGTTAGGTATGGTGGAAGCTAAATTTTCTTGAAATTCAACTTGGATTTCCCCGTGTTCATACCAAATTTGCCCTTTTTGGTCTAATCTGTAACCAAATTCATCTAGCATCTTGTAAATTCTATTTATTTCTTGATGTGATTGGGTCCAGAGATACTGCATTAGTTTATTCATATTACATTTTAATGTGATTTGTATCAGATGTGGGACCCATCTTTGGATATCTGAAAATCCGGTCAAATGTCCGTATTGCAAAACCTTAAATTATCCTGCTCCAAAGCCTGAATTCAAATCTCAGACTAGACCTGAATATTACCAAGCTAAACGCGAAAAATATAGCCCACAGAATCAAATTAGACGATCTCTTCCTCAACCCCCAACGGTTGGGCTCGGAGACGCTGTGGAGATGGTTACCCGAGCTATAGGGATTAAACCTTGCGGGGGATGCAAAAAACGCAAGGAGACGTTTAACAGGGCCGTCCCTAATATACGTCGTCCTTGGAGACGTTAGTATGGTTTATTGCAGCCTCTTATAGGGTCGGTCATTTGAATAATGGCATATAAAGATCTAGGTTCCGGAGTAAGTCAAAAACCTCAGCTCCTCAGCACCGGAGATCAATTTTCGGCTGAGCAAAAATCCTATGAATCAGTTGTAGTTCAAGAAGATGCTCCCATGATTGATTGGGAGATGAATCTACGGAGCGAAATCAAATCAGATTATGGATTAAGATTAGTTACCCAAAAGTCATACCCTTCCTGTTTTCTAACCAGTGATTTTCTCGAGAATACAGAACCATCAAATTCTTTTGAATTTTTGACTGCTAGTGTTGGTAACGAAAATAAATTTATTCTTAAAGCTTGTGACGCTATTGTGAACGGATGGCCTGTTCACATTGAATATTCTGACACTAACACTGATGGTGAAAATGAAATTACTTTATCTGTTCCTTCAGGTGCTGGTGTTAGAACTGATTTAGTTATCCTTGAAGTATGGAGGGCCCTGGTTAAAGCAGCTCCTGATACGGCTAATAAGAGCCCGACTAGCTTAATACTAAGAAATGGAAATGTTAAAGCTCCTGATACAGTCAATTTAACCGATGATTTAATTGATCCAACATATGCAGCAGAATCTCAAGCTCGAGTGCAAATTCAATATCGACTTAGAGTTATTGATGGTGTTGATGCTTTTACTTATCCTGATATTTTGGATGATCCCGCTATCGTAGCTCATACTGTAAGTGATTTTTCGGGGCCTGGAGCTGACGGAAGCGCTACAGCATTTCAATTTGCAGTTGCCGATCATGATAAATCATTGTGGATAGCAGGTACGGGCACTGTTGGTGATGCTAATGCATTGGGCACAGTGGATGGTTTTATGTATGCCATTCCGGTATGCGTAATTGCTCGTCGTAATGACGGCGCTTTTGATCAAACACTGAATCTTAATGGTGGAAGCTTAATAGTATCGGCAAGTTCAACTCGTCCTGATGGACTATTTTCTGATCAAATTGTTGCCAGTGATGTCAAGGACTTGAGAAAAGGTTGTTCTAACAATCCTCGAGAAATTTTAGAACAAGCAACTGCTCAGCTATTCAATAATAGTTTGTCTACCGAGTTAGAAGTCGGATTAAAAGGGACAGCTGGAACTTCTTTCTTAGAAGTTAGCAGTATTGGATTTGGTGAGAGAATCGGCAATACTGACACGGCTCGTCGTCGTTTCAGTGATCGTCCTTATTCTGAAGTTGTGGTTGGAAAGATTGTTGTAGGTGGTACACCTCAGAGTGCCTTTTACATTGATTTGAATAATTTTACTATTTCATGGGGGGCTGGAGCGACGGGAATTGATACTTTAACCCCGAATGCCACCTTAGGTCGAATTAATCAAGTTAGAGTAGTTGATACTGGAGTGCCAAGTGATGTTGATTTAATAATTACTGGTGGAATTAGAGATATCACATATACCTCTCCTACATTAGCTGTAATTAACACTATTTCTTCCTATTCTAATGTTACTATTTACGTGGAATGTGTGATTGACTATCCGGCTGGTATCGGTGTCGATCGCAACATGTTGTCTGTCCATGATATCTGGGTTCCATCAGCTGCGACTTTAGGTGCTTGGGTTGACAGTTCGCTTTTTGTAGTTACTCCGGATGTAACTCGATATAGCTTAATTCCAAATTCAGCTGTTCCTCCAGTCCCAATGTGGGAAGAAGATCCAGCTCATCGAGAAGTTAAGATCCAGCTTCAGTCAGTTGATCAGGTAGCTACATTTTATTCTTATAGTACTAATCAAGTATGGGTGCCTGATCGAATAAACTATGAGGATGTAACTATTGATGATGGAATTAATCCTCCATATTCTACCGGGAATTACACTAAAGATACTGCTTATACTCAAATCTTTTTATCGATTGCAGTGCCATCTGGAACCCCGGTTCAAGTCACTTACAAAGCTTTACGGGCTTTACCTTATGTAAACAGCGCAAATCGAGTTCAGGTATTTTATCAAACTCGTGCTATTCAATCTTTACTTCCACCGGCCGGATCTCAGACTCTTGAATTAGTTCCTCGAGCTATAGGGAATCTACATACAATTTCACATGGTTCGGGAAGTCCTGATTATCCAACCCCATTTATTCAGCCTGGAGCTCAGGTGCCTGTTGGATTATTACCTACTATTATTGAAGCTAAAATAGATGCACCGGCCGGGGATCTTAATTCTGGTTTGACTTTAAGTTTCTCTGGTATTCAAACTCATATTCCGTATTACCCAGAACCGCAATCGGTTACATTGCATCGGGAACCTGGAGATACGGTTATAGATGGTGATCAAAGAAATTTCTGGCCTCAATCCGATACTGCTGATGTGGTAGTTAAAGGTACTCCCTATATAGGGGAGAATAAACATAAGACTGTTTTACCTACTTTAATGGAAGTGAAGTCTGATTTTCAAAGTGTGGGTAAATCTGGCACTTTCGTATTAGTGGTGTTTACTGGATACAATGAATTTGAGAAGGGAACTGAAATTAATTTAACTAATTTAATAGGGGATTCGGCAGCAGCGGTTTATAGGGTTCGTGGGAATTTCATGAATGTGCGCAGGTCTGACTAATGAATAGTTATATCGTAAGGCAGCTTGATCATAAGGTAATTGGATTTAGTTCCAAGCCGCTGAACTATTCGGTGTCTGGATTGTACATCGTAGATATAGATTCAGCAATTCATCCTCTTCCTGATTTAACCGGAAATTCAGTATCCGACTTATTGACTGCTAAGGAGGATGCTTATAAAGCATTAACTGGTCTTACTTCTACTTATTTGTCGGAAGAGCATACTTCTACAAAAGTTGAACAAAGTCTATCATCTAAATATATATCTGGATTTCCAAAAAAGACGGAATTGCTTGGATTAGGTTCGATTGTTACCAGTAGTTTTGCTTTAGGCGGGATAGCTACTAAATTATACTGTCATTGGAAACCGGCCACATATGATATTGCTCAGGGTTCAGCTTTTGATCCGTCCTGGACTCGATATAATTGGGATGCAGGGTCATCATCGTATATAAATTATGATCCTAGTTTATTTACGGTCGAGCTTAGGGATTTAGCCAACAGTGTTACTATTTTCACTTTTACTGCAGATACTCTTCATTCAGGATTGAGTATTCCGAATGCATCATATAGATTAAGATTTACCAATACTGCTGCTGCTAGGTATACTTTATCGGATTGGTATTTACTCTGGGACGTCTAATTTATTGGTATTATTTATTATATTGCAATGCTATTCAGACGGCACAAAGATCTGAACACCATAGGCTACTTATATAGTGGGAAACTGGGTTTTCAAGCATTCATTGAACAGGATCCAGTAAACATCGTGACGGAGTCTGCCTAACATGGCTAATCCCCTCGGATCTGGCGTAACTAGATATATTAATGGTAGGGACAAACAGTTAGGGTCTGTTATTATTCAAAGTAACAAACCTATTCTGGATTCCGAATTAAATCTTGCTCAGTTTGTTGATTTAGAAGCTCGAGCTGAAGAAGTAAGGTCAAGAGTACCTTCGGGTTGGCTAATCAATGAAGCTAATCCGATGAATGACTTTGTTACTCATCCAAATTATTCGAACTTATTTTTCTTTGGAAATCAGCATGTTAATGAGCTTCGAGATCTTCAGTGGGCAATTGTAAATGGGTGGCCCATACCTGTTACTGCTACTCGGACTGGAGCTCCACCTCTTAGTCCGAATAATTTTGATACTTGGAATCGAATTGAATTAAATCCTCCCGGTGGAGCAACCGGTGGAAATAAAGTTGAATTCATATTTCTTGAAGCCTGGTTACAACGTATAGATGTTGATCCAGCGCCACCAACTATTGCTCCTGGAAAACCTCAACGAGGATTTCTCTATCGATTTGGAAATGTTGAGAGTGGATATTCATATTTACCAGACGACTTAATTGATCCGGACATGAATTTTGAGACTTCTAAGAGAATTCAGATTCAATACCGAATTCGAGTTATTCAGAATATCAATCTTTCTCAATATCCTGAAGGGTTTGATCCTACTTTAGTTTTTGCTCAGGGTCCTCTCAGTACTCCGAGTGCTCTTTATTTCACAAATATGCGTAAAGAACTCGGTGATCCTGGTCTATGGCGTGCCGGCACTGGTGATTCTGATTTAGTCGGAACAGTAGATGGTTATATTTATGCTATCCCGATTTCAGCAGTATTCCGGCGCAATAGTGCAGGGTTCTCTGATACTGGAAATTTAGCAGGTGCATTTAATCGAAATAGTACTGCTACAACCAGAGAAGATGCTATTGTTTATTCGAGTGGCCTCACTCTTCCCACCGACATTGCTGATACTGACACTCAATTCACTCTAACTACCATCTCCGGCACTGTGCTAGAGAATATGAGTTCGTTTGGGGAAGCATACTTTAGAGTCGATGATGAAATAATTCGAATTAGTAATATTAATCAAACGAGCCCGACTTCATTTGTAATTACTTTTGATCGAGGTCAATTACTAACTACTATCAGGGCCCATAGTGCTGGCAAGGCGCTCAATCTCTATACTGTTCGACCCGATGGGCTGTTTGCTGATCAGGTTGCGAGAACTGACATTCTTGATCTTCGTCATTCAGTTGCTGATAAATTCGATTATGATTCCATCCTTAAAACTAATTTAGTTGAGCTTCTTAAGGGTAATTTACGTACTGCTTGGAAGAGATTTGGTTCTACTAATACTGCGGGTCCGGTAGTTCTTTATGGTGATCGGATCACTGATGATTCGATCTTTGTTGGTGGTTTATCCAGGCTTGATGGCCCTAATGGTAACCGGCGAACTTGGTCTGATGCTATCACGACTGAACGGTTAGTAGTTTCTTGTCGTAATCCATCTGATAGTAATGCAATTGGTGATGATTTAGAAGTTTCAGTCGCTCCTTATAATATTATTGTGGAGTGGTCTAATGCTGATGCCACTAGATTGCCTGGTTCGCGTATTGATAGTGGTGTGTCTAAATGGTTTAATGGTGATAAGATTAAGATTAATTTAGCTGAATTTCAAGATGGTTTACCAGTAACGGATGCTGATCAAGTCAGGTTCATTACTCCGGATGAAGATGAAGATGCTGTTTTAATTCATTTTGAGGGAATGATTTCAGATCCTAATGGAGCAAATCCTTCAGTCGCCCCTTATTCAACTTGTCCATCTGTCACACTTCCGGTATTTTCTTCTGCTCCGACAGGGAATCGAATTCTGAAACATGGGCAAGGTATTACTGTTACTGTTGATGGATCTGGTAATCTCGAAATTGAACTTGATAGTGGTACTTCTGGCACAGTTTTCCAAGAATTCCAGGACTGTCTTGATAATTTAGATACGATCACTTCTGATACTGCTGCAGCGTCATTAATGCACATTCAAGTTGGTGTTGTTTATGGTTCTGGACGTGGCTTATCGCATAAGCCAGATTATGTCCATAATGTGCATTATCGAGGAGATGCTTCTAATTCGTCCAAGGTCATGTTACGGCCTGGGCTTAATAATGGGAATCGAATGATTCCTAGTTATGTTAGTTTTTCTCCTTATGTTCAAACTGGCAAGCATCGTGACTTAGCTGTTACTTCTGAGGTAATGGTTGATACTGGATCAAAAACTATTAAAGTTCAGCCTTATCGGAATGTTTTATTACCGCCTTTGATTGTTCGAAATGGAAATGTTTTGAATTGGGGTAATCTGGCTCAGCCTCAAGGGGCAATGCCGATGTATGATGAGCCTCGAACTACTCTTGTTCATACTTATGTTGATCCACTTGATTTATTCTATATCGGGAACACTAATACTCGATACGTAGAAATTCCGTGGGAATATCTTCCTCGGCCTGGACTGCATCACGTTCCAATTATTCCAGTAACGGGGACAGTGTTCCCATCCGGAATCAATTTCTTGCTGATGTCTAAGACTGGATCAGTTGGAAGTACATCGGACTGGAATAGGAATTTAGTTGCATATCCGTCGGCTTCTCCCGGTTACTATGTTGTAACCCCTGTAATTGGGGAAACTTACGGCGATTCATCTTCTTCTACTTCATGTTTCGGACAGAAATATGAAAATGAGGTATTGCCTACTTTAAGTGGACCATTTAGGGGCATCCAGTTCCCGCCGTTTTATGGTCCTGCTCGAATCACTGGTGTTTATCTTCGTGATACGACTGGAGCTCTTCCATACCCAACTACTCCAACATCTTCTCCATTTAATAACAATCGACAATTTGTTGGTGGCGTAGGAACTGATATTAACTTACTTAAGGACGATTTTGATGGACCTACATTCTTGCTGGACGTAGACGCCAACGGTGATATCACATTTGTTTTGAATGCTGATGTTATTGATCTGACTAAAGCTCCGTCTGGAACTACCTGGGATAATTCAGAATTTATTGTTGAGTGCACTTTGTTTGCATTCGATCGTGGATTTCTTCAGACTAATGGTCGCTTGCTAATTACGCAAGCTAAAGGTCAAAGTCTGTCAGTTGATCTGAATACTTTCATTGATAATTCGGATGAACGGACTGGAATTATTGCACCAGCACCATTAACTTTAGGTGCTACTAACAACGAACTTACCATTTTTTATAGTCGTCAACCTTATCAAGGTGACGTATTTGGTACTCGAGATGCTTATTCTGACGATGTTCAACGTCTTGGTCCATTAACAGTATCTGAAGCTACTAGCATTTTTTCAAATCACCAGGGGCCAATTAATACGCTCACATTGTCAAATAAGACAGGGTTCGAAGTCCTGGCTGCAACCAATTTTGTGACTTCATTAGGTACAGGGCGGCTTTCTGGATCTAATCCGATTCCGTTATTAACTGAAGAACAAAAGCCGGACGAAGTTATTGATTACGCGGGAACTTTAGTTGATTTTGATCGACGGTTTTCTCTTAATCGAGTTGGATATGAAGACTGGGAAACACCTCTGTTTCCAGTGGTAGAGGCTTCTGTTGCAGCCCGTCCAGATATTGAATTAGGTGCAATTTCGGAAGTATATGATCGAGATGTAAATACCGAATTTGCTGGATGTATTAGTCAGCTTCCTCTCGGAATTTATTTCCGTGACAAAGATTTCATTGGAAAGACTTTATATCAGATTCGGAGTGCTAATAATATTGGTGCGATTCCACTAGGTACTCTTTACTTCCCGCCCTTCGAATCTCCCGTATCAGCACTTTCTCCGGGTCAATCCACTTGGGAAGGTGTGGAATTTGTTTGTGGGCAATCTAGTAGTGCATCTGGAGTCGGTGGAGAAGCACTGATTAAGGTAGATGGCACTGCTAATTACGGTAGTGTTACTCAATTTAAGGCTGCTCGAGGTGGTGCTGGTTGGTCCGTGACTAATCCATGGCCAGGTGCTGCCATTTCGGCGAAATTACCTAAAGCTCGGCCTAATTCCAATGCCGGCGCAGTTCTTTCTGGAATTGCATACTTGGTGAGGTCACAACCTGAAACTGTGAATTCAATTGAAGTTCATCCTGGAAATGAACTTCAGTTATTGATAGTTACCCAAGCAGCTCCTACTTATTTCCGGGATTCTGATATCCTTCATTCTGCTTCTGGTACGAATGAAGGTTATACTGCGGTAGACAGGTATCGAATTTGGGGGCGTCCATTAGTTAAGCGTCGAGGTGAGATTGATGTTTCGTCATCAGTAATGCCATCGCCTCCGCCTATCTTTGTCAATAATATTTATGATGATCCAGTTTTCTATGGATCTAGTGATGTGAGCTTGAATTCAGTTGCGCACGGTCAATTGGTGGTTACATCTGATGGTCAAACTGGATTCAGTCTACCTTCTCAGCCAATTAATCAAGACGCTCCAATGATTTGGGTGCGTGGTGTGAAGTTAGATAAGGATACAGACTATACAATTAGTGGAGCAACGAACCAAACGCTTACTTACATCCCTAGTTTCCCGGATAACCCGGAACTAGAGGTAGACGATGTGCTTGAATACTACTATCTAAGGATCTGATAAAACCATGGTCCGCCCTCGTAAAGCACAGATTAAGAATAGTCAAACTCGTCATAGTTTGTTTAAATATGACGTTCCAATTACCAATCATCCAACTAGTCCGACTGGTATAACATCAACTAATATAACAGCAGCAGTTATGAATGCTGCTATTGTTACTGATACTCCTGAAGGTGCACAAGAAGATGTACCAGCCCGACTTGTTTCTACTTTATCTGAGCCCTACTC